CTCATTTATTATATCGTATATGATAATTTTTATCCACGAAATAGCACATTGTAGTTTTTAACTGATTGGCCATAACGTAAATTTTAAAACGCTATCCACAAAATTATATAGCTTTACATGAAATTTTTGCCGTATTTTTGACGTCAAAAAAAAGAGGGGTACCGCTTATGGTACCCCTTTCTTATTAATCTAATTCAACAAGGCGTTTTAATTCGCCGTTTACAAACCACATTTCACAACGTACGTTGTTACGGTCTGTTAAAGTTGCGGTATATAAACCGTCTTTCTTTGGGTTTACTTCTTCCGCGAACATATGAGTTTTGCCTTCAAATGTAAATGTTTTCATAATATTTCCTTTCCAACTGTCAACTAATAGTTTACTGTTGCAATCCGTGCAACTCGGAGATAATCGGATCACCTACCATTTCGCAAATGTATAAAGTGCGCTGGCCCCTTTGAAATGCTTCCCGTCAAAATGCGCTAGGCCTTGAAAGTCGCCAGCTTGATACCCTACCGTTTCATATACCTTGCCTGTTTCCAGTACTGTAACGCCACCCATTACACGATGCACTTTATTAAGATTAATCTTATATACATCAATCTTTTGTTCATCGGTATTTTCTACTACGGCCGTTCTATCGCTTTTTGCCGTGGCTTCCTTTGGAATAGTAGGCGATTTTTCTTTAATAGCGTTTTTCGTAACTACTGCCGCATCATGTAGCGTTGGCGCTTGCGTGTAATAGGTAACTACTGGTTGTGCCGTTTCCTTATATGCAATAACTTCCTTCGCTACATTTGGCGATATGTTAAGCGCTTCCCCTAATTTAACAGGGTTCTTCGCTATGGTCTGATTAATAATAACCGGTTCTTGTAGCTTTTTGGTATGCATTACGTTATAGGCGAATAGGCCAGCGACTACCACCAGCAACATAAGCAGTGCCACTGTGATAACTGGTAAATACGCCCTTATGAATTGCTTGATAGTATCCATACAATACCCCCGTTAGATAGGCCAATTCAATACTAAATCCGCATCAAATTCCTTACCTTCAATATTTTCAGTAAATGTATATTGCCACAAATTAGCACCTTCATAATCGCATTGACTATTTAATTGTGCGCACCAAATAGCGCACCCGCCCAACTGGCTAATATCTAATACATTCACTAACCAGTCATAACTAGCATATAGGCCGGTATTTACGTAACCAGCTTGCCATAACTTATTAATGAACACGCTGCATATATTAGTTAGTTGCTGGTCTGTTGGCATGCCACGTTCTGCCTTGTAGTCGTCAGCATCTTCCATGTCAAACCATACGCCCATTGGCAACTTGTCAACAGTTAAACCGGCATCATTAAGTGTATTTAAAACGAATTCCGCTTCTTCTGCTGCGTGTTCTTCGTTCATAGCGTAGGAATAATGATATACGCCAACTGCCAAACCGGCATTAATAGCACCGTTAATATTGTTATAGAATTCACTATCTAAATTACCACGGCCATAACCGATGCGAATGATCGCGAAATCAAACCCATTAGCCTTGACCGCACCCCAATCAACTACGCCGTTATTTTCGCTTACGTCAATACCTCTCATGGTACCCCCTTATAATTTCACCTTGTTTTCAATTTTTGTTCGGATTAAATCAAGGAATTTACCTAGCATCACATTCCCGCCGTCGCGTAGGTTTTCCATAATAGATAGGAATTCACAGGAACCCAAATATAACCAAACCAACGATACCGCAAATTGTTTTTGCCCGCTCATTTCATCGAATAATACGGCCGCCATTGTAGCTGCTACATATGTTAGGATTTTAAACACAAACCCTTTTCGCATGTATCGGCTGGAAATTAGGCCCTTTTCAAACGCCAACGGTATTGCACGGTACTTTTCCCATACGGCCATTTGGTCTTTATCGTATCCGTATTCATCAATTAACATTTGATAGGCAATAGCAGCCCATTTAGTGAAAAGGTCGATGAATACCAATAAAATAAACACGCCCAAAATCTGGACGTGTTTAATTCCAATAAGCCATATTGCGACGGCTGCCGCACCACTTAATAACGCTTTCAATATAAAACTATCTGTTAAAGAGTTCCAACCCTCAACAAAAAACTTCAAAATAAACTCCATTATGCGCCCCTTATTTAACCTTACCTAAACCATAAACGCTGCGCGCTATATTGGCTTTTCTCATATTGATTTTGTCTAATTGTTCCCTCTTTTGTTCGCCGCTCATGCGTTCATTATTAATGATCGCTTTAGATGCTTTGTTTAAACCTTTTAGGCTATCACTTGCATTTTTGAGTTTTGCGAATTCTTTGGCATCGTATCCGTCTGGCCGTTGCCCTGTTAATTTGAATTCATTATGTAATTTTTCTTGTTCCTTATAATCATCATAAACACGTTGTACGCTATTCGATGATTGATAAGGTGCCGCGGTAAACCCTCTTAACCCCGGCGCTTCGTACCATTTTTTAGATGCATTGTTTTCTTTTGCACCAGTAGCCGCATCAATACCGCTTAAACCTAAACCAGCAAGGCCGCCGCCGTACCCTCTAATAGTATTGTCTACTATATACGGTGAAACGTTGATTTTATCGCCTACGAATTTTGCAACTTCGCTTGTATTTGCTCCATATTGTAGGTGTGCCGGTAAATTTTCTTGTGATTGTGGAATAATATTACGTTGTCTGAATAAAGAGTAATTTGTCATAGCTTCAACAACCGGTATCATAGCCGTAGGCATGAAACTAGGTGCAAGGCTATCAACTACCCTATCACCGAACCCCTTAAAACCTACGCTTTTACGGTTGTTTTTTGCATCGTCAAAATACTGTAACATACGTTCAAACGATGTACCGAATAACACGCCAGCTTCAAACGGCTTAGGAATACGATACATATTTTCTTTGCCCGGAATAATCCAGAATGTATCTTTTTCCCATTGTGGCAACTCTTGGTATCGTTCATCATCTTTATTCATGTACCATAACAAAACACTTGGTAACGTAATATATAACATCGTTTTAACCGTCATGCCGCGCGGGTCTTCCTTAAAAGCACGCGCCATTTTGTCGGCGCCTTGAATTGTAGCATTAAAGAAGGCTATAACTTGATTTGCCTTTTTAACATGTGAACCCCTACGGCTAAAATCTAGCGTTATATCACGGCTTTCAAGCGCTGCTTCTCTTGCAGTTAAAGGCTTTCTATCTTTCCCGAATAGGCGATTGCCAACACCAGTATAACCCTTTCGTGCATTATCGAATTCCGCCAATCGTGTTGCCATTTCTGTTGCTTCACTCATGGCGCGCAATACTTCAATAGGGTTTTTAATTAACTTAGTAGCCTTACTTTCACGGCTCATAATATCGCGTAATTGGCCGCCTAAATAGTCGCGGTCTAGCGAAACCATTGCCGCATGTGCTGCGCCGGATTTCATATATTCCCAGTATAATTCGCCTTTTTTAAGAAATAGCGATAACCCTTTAAAGGTATCAAGAACAGGAATAAAACCATGTTTGGAATAAATAGATGCGCCTATCATATCGCGCACAGGGTTTCGCAAGATAAATTCTGGTGATAATGTAGCACCAGCGCGTAACCAGTTGGCCGGATATGATAAGATTTTAGCAACCATATTAGACTGATCTTTATCTAACATGCGCATCGTTTGAATGAGTTCCGGCGTTGTTTCATATGTTACTTTTTCGCCGTTTTCCCAAACATTAAATGTATTATCTGTTGCCGCTTTGTTGCCGTTTACGCGTTCCACTATTTGCCCTACGCCGTTTTTATCGGCAAGTTTTGCAAATGTACGCCCAACGTGATTGCGTTCTACTGCGTTATAGAATTGGAACGTATTCTTTACGATGCTTTCCAACGGATCTATAATATCGCGCGTGCTACCTTTGAAACGTTTTACCGGACTAGATACATCAATAAAACCCTTGCCGCCAGATAAAAACGATTGCATGCCAGCATCTGACATATCACGGAAAAACGGGATATAATGCGGGTACATTTTGCGCATTGTATGATACGCCTTAGCCGTCAACATGCCTTCTTTAACTAACATCTGCAACATATAATCTTGATATTTATATATTGCAACTGCCGCCTTTTGAAAGCGTTCGTTTCCGGCGTGCTTACCTAATACGGCCGCATCTTCGGTATAATCAAACGTTGCTTTTTGTTTGTTTTTGTGTAGGTCTAAATCGTGCAAGGCTACAAGATATGCGGAGAATTCCTTATGTTCCTTTTCGCCTACGCCTTTCAAAATGTCTTTTAACGATTTGATGCCATGTTCTGGCGCACCGTGTTCAATAAGCGTTTCTGCTTTACCTACCCAGCCACGCGCTAACCACGCTTGCATATATGGATTATCATCAAAGGCAATCTTTTCGCCTGTTTGGCGTTCGACTTCCTCAACTAAATCCTTCAACGGGTTCAATTCATCAACGGCTTTAGTGTATACATCATTTAACGCTTTTTTAATTACATCTTTAGCTTCGCCACGCTTAACCGCATCAATAGCTTGGCTTACTTTACCTTTACTTTCAAACGAAATACTACCTTTGATACGTTCCGCCCCGCCTTGACGGTGCCATTCATGAACCAGTTGAGATAATTTATTTGTAATACCGTTTAATTCCGGTTCTTTTGCAATCGCTTCCGTAAAGTGCTTATAGAATTCTGGGAATTCCCGTTTTGCTTTTGCTCGATCACTTACATAGTCTTTGAAAAATTCTGCGTAACCTTCGCCGCGTATACCGTCCATACCTAATTTATTGTAGGCTTTACCGAACCGGTCTTGAATTACGCCGTTAAATTCGTTATTAAATCGTGCATCTTTACTAAAATTAAAATAGTTATCCACATAATGGCCTAACTCATGCATGATTGTTGGAATTTCGCCATAATTACCGCTACGGATTACATCGGTTTTAGTATTGTACCAGCCGCGTACATTATCACGACCCAAACGGCCACTTTTAACGCGTTGATTGAATAGGTTATTGACTGCATCAAGGATTTCCCTACGTGTTACGCTTCGGCCTAACCGCCCTACTTCATCAATGCCAGTATGTGGCGTTTCATTACCTTTAGCGCTATATTGTAGCGGTTCCGTAGGTCTAACGCCTTTACTTTCCATGTATCTATTCGCCATTGCTTCGTTGCCGTCAAAGGCTTTTACAACTGCATCGCGTACTTGCTCATGCGTTGTATTGTCTAATAGCTGGCTAGGTTGCTGCGCGTATTTGCTCACGCCACCTTCTGCCGGTTCTGCTTGCATCAACTTCAATTCTTGCGTATCTGCAATTAGTTCGGCAGCACGATCACGGCGAACCGTTTCCATGTATTCGTTATTCAATCGTTCAACTGGTACATCTAGGCTTTCAGATAATCGAACCTTAACCGCATCAAGTTCCGCTTTTGGAATATCCGGCTTTGTTGCCTTGTTTAAATCCTTCAATATTTCCGTGTTAGAATTTACTTTATTTTCTAATTCGGTATATCGTGGTTCAGATGCATCATTTTTTAATTCGTTTATGATAGTTTCTTTTGCTTTTTGCGGTAAATCGTCAAGTGCATTTCGTAAACTTTCGTTCGGTGCATCTTCTTCATACCTAAATTGAGCATTTGCATCGTTTTCAAGTGCTTTTTCTTCAATTCTAGGTTTTTCACCCTCTACAAAGTCAGTATTTATGCGGTCTTTCGGCTGAAATTCATTTATTTCGCCTGTACGGGCAGTTTCGCCATCGCCTTGATAGTTTATACCTAAATCTTCGTTTTTAACCTGTTTTTTATCGGTATTTTCTACAAAACTGTTTAAATCGGTATGTGGTTCTTCACCATTTACAGATTTTTCGTTTTCTATAAACTCATCTTTGAATGGTTGCTCATAGTTTCGATAATTAGGGTCTAGCGTATTATCTTTAAACGATGTATTATCACGTGGCCTATTTTCATATTTACCATAGTTGCCGTCGAATGTTTCTTTAGCAATTTGCGCCCGAACATCATCATGTGCAACTGCTGGGTCTGGTCTTTCATAATTTTTTCGTATGATAACGGCCATTTCTTCCGGTGTTGCATCTGGGCGCGCGCGCATCGCTTCAAGTGCAGCGCTTTCAGTATTATGCAATTCCCATACGCTGAAATCTACTTGCGTTCTCCAGTCCCATGGATCTAATCCACGACTTTCCGCAAATTTCAATAAACCTTTTTCGCCGTTCAATCTATCACCAGTAAATTGAACCAAACCACGGGAACCGTAGCCGTCGCCACTTGTAACAGTCGTACTAAAACTACTTTCGGCGCCAATATTACCAGTCATGGCAGCCGCTTCAACGTCGCTTAAACCATTCTGACGATATCGGTTATATATATCCGCTTGGATATTACCGGTTTCACCTTCCATAGGTTGACCGCTTAAACCGCCTTCGGAGTATTCGCGCGGTTCTACTGCGTTACTTGGTTCTTCTGGTACTGGTACATCATCAAAGGCATTATACATAACGCCCTCTTCAAGTTTTGGCGCATCTTTTGTAAAACGTTCGCCAATATCTTCAAAAGCATTAGATGCTTTTTCTTTGATGTGTTCCGCTGCACGTCCTACATGCTCACCGATTGCACCGCTTACCTTTTTAGGTGTTGCACCGTGTACCATTGCCGCCGGTAAAAATACATCGCCCCATAAGTTAGTAGGGTTCATGGCTATATTTTTTGCAAATTCGCTCGGATCATCAACTAAACGCCCAACCGGTTCCGCAACAGGGTCTACTAAAAGATTTTTCGCCGTAGCAACATATTTATTCCCTAAAAATCCGTCTGGTGCCGTTCCTTCGTTTTCTGCGGTTGCATTGGCGTTATACATATCAACCGTATCACTTGCAATCGTAGGCGCGGCAAGAACGCCAGCAGCTATTCGCACCGGTGGTGGAACGTATGGCGTAATTGCCAGATATCCGGCCGGCTTACCAACTGCGGCATTATATGTTTCTACGTGCGCTTTACCTAACCCCGGTGTAGCATATTCGTCGATAAACTCCCCATTATCATCAAATTTAGAAAAGTTATCGCCATTAGCATCAATCGCATTAGCAGCACTTTTAGAATACTCATTACCTAGATTGTTTGCTTTGTTTACTACATCGTCTTTCCAGTTGGTTAACGTATTGCCTACGTTGTCGTTAATTTCTTTGCCGGTTTTGTCAATCCATTCAATATTGTTTTTAA